CTGTTGCTGTTCCACTAATTGTAATACTTCCATCTCCATTATCAGTAAATGTTATACCATTTATTGTTTTAGTCGTATTGCCATATGGGTATTTAAGCACATTTATTCCTGTTGTAGTTGTTTGACTCGTATTCCCCTTAAAATCCAACTTCAAAACACCGTTAGCAGTGTTGTTCAAAGTTAGTTCTGTATTCTCTCCTGTAACTTTAGGTAAACTACTATATAAACTATCCGTTCCGTTTGTCACAAAATCAACGAACTTGTCATACAACTTTTCTGGATAACTTCTGAATGTATCATTTGTTATATTGGCTCCAGAATAATTAATTACGTTTTTTAGTTTGGTTTTAGTTTCATTTAGATAGATTAATTTGTTGGCTGTACTCATGAAATCACCTCACCGTTTATTGAATCTAGTGCTGTGTTAATATCTCCTGCAAGATTATCTATATAAGTTTTGTTATAATAATAAGTCAAATTGTTTACATCTTTTGTTATAAAATTAGAAACATCTGGAATGTCACTTGTATCGGCTTTGCCATCTAATAATGCGTTTGTTTCTTGTTTCGTGTAGTAATCACTTAAATCAATATTAATTTGTTTTTCTCCTAAAAATTCCCATGCATTATTTACCCAAACATATTCGTCATATAAATCGCTAATTTCAGTATCTTGCTTTGGCACGAGATATAATGCATCATCTCGACCTGTTTGTGGCAATTCATTTACAACAAGCAACTTAATAGCACCAGGTTCACCTTTATCTCCTTTTTCACCTTTTTCACCATCTAAAACTTCAACATCATAATTTGTTCCGTCTTTTTTGGTAATGGTTATGGTTGTTATTTTGCCTACTTTTTGTCCTGAAATATTAATATTATCTATTCCTTCAAGAGACTCTTCTACTTCTCTAGCAAGTCTTTCCATTTCTGCACAGTATTGTTCAAATTGGCTAGGTGTTATTTCTGAACCATCTTCCATGCCTTCAACGTACGAACCGTTTTTAACTGTGAATTTTTGAGGTTCTGGACTTAGTCTTAGTTTTAGTTCTTCATTTTCTACTTCAAATCCATAAACACCTATAAAGTAATCTCCAGCATCTTTTAACACTTCTGCTGGATAATCACAAACACCATCATTTATATTCATTATTTTACGATTGGTTTGATTATCTACACTAAAGAATACTGCTTTATTTACTAATCCGTCATAATCAGAAGACAAATCAAACTCTACTTTCGATTCTTTATATGATCCGCTATTTGGTGATTTTATTTCTGTTATTATTACATTATTTCTTGTTACTTTTACTTTCATTTTCTACACCTCCTATTTATATCCAATGACTTTAGTTATATAAATTTCTGCTCCTGAACCACTTGTCCCACAATCTGCTACTGTATTATTGACTATGTTATAATGACCATTCATGAGCAAGGATATAGTCGTTGTCCTTAATTGATATCTACTAAGATAATGTGTCATGTAACCAGAACCAGAATTCATTTTTTGTACAAACAAAGTAACATCTTTTCCATTTGGATTATAAACTTTTGTATATCCGTTGATACCTACTGTCTTTTCCTTAAAATATATTTCCATAAAATCATAATTTTCTAAACTATCACTTAATGTAATACTATCTGTTGTATTAGAATAATCATCAAAAAGAGTATGTGCTGATAAAACTTTACCACCTGCAACTTGTAAAGCACCACCTAATGTTTCATCATAATCACACATAATTCCAATACCATCGTCTGCATAACATAAATGTGGTCTTGCTGATGTCATTGGTGTTAATTGAAATATTGTTGTAGATAAACTATCAGATACAGATATTTTCACATCATATGCTGATTGTAAATCCCATTTTGTGTCTTGATTATCACTAGCTATTGCTCCTTCAAATTCAAAAGTTCCATCATCATTTATCGTTGTTGGATAAAGATAAGTTGTTCCATTTATCCACTCTGAATCTGATGTTTTCTTGAATTGATATTCAGCATTCATAAAAAGGTTATATCCTACCCCAAAACGTTGTTTCCAGAACTTTCCAGCGAATTTAAGAATTGCTGTATCTCCATAGTTATTATCATTACGTTCTACAGAACAATTACTTTTGTCTAAAGTAATTGGTTCATATGCTATTTCACTTGATGCTAATCTTGTTACTAATGTAGAGTTGCCTCTCGAATCAATCGCATAAACATTGTAAATCCCATTTGGTGCATTATAGATAATTCCTGATACCGATTCTTCATCATCGTAATTAATATCTATCGTTTTATCTCCAATAACAAATCTGTATTTAACCATTGTTGCTTCTTTTTGTGCGACTGCTTTATTTACTGTAGAAATGGTTGCTCTTATGTTTGAATATCCATTTACATTAACAGTAGAATCATCTGTTAATGCTACTGTTGTAAGATTTACGTCCATCGCCTCAAAATTACTAAATACTGGATTGCCATTGATAATAGTCATAGTTCTATCTAACCAAGTCCAATGTGTTTCTGATGAACTGTTTATTCGAGTCCCAATAACAAATCTTACAGTCATTGAAGTTGATGTACATTTTTGCCTTAATAAAGTTCTTTCTTCATTTGTAAGATTAAAAGTATAAGTCCCTGTATTTGCAATGTTTTGTTTATTAATACTTGTACCAGCGAACTCCATTCTTGCATTAATTGGGAACCCACCTTTGTTTTCAAATGTTATAGTTGGATTTTCTTCATCATTAAAATTTGGAGCACTTTTTATGTTTGCTTGTCTAGCAATTTTTGTTAATGGTTGATTACCACTATCTCCTATTGTTCCTAAAACGCTTGTTCCAGTAGCACAGCTCCAAGACCATGAAACAGATTTTGAACCATCTGAATTATGAGCAATATTATTAAATGTAAAACTAGCACTTACCGAACCGCCTCTTGAGTGGCTTACAGTTTGACTTTGTGTTACACCATTACAAGTACAATAAAGTGTTGCACTTTGAAACCATGTCGTTTGATTATTAGCACTAAAATATATGTTGATTGTTAATGAACTCGTATTATTTGCTGTACTAATATTGCTTTCACTAAAACTTGTTGATTTTGAAGCTGCAAATAATTGTATATCTAATTTCATAAGTACCTCCTACTAAATTTTAGAAACCCAAACATGATTTCCAACTCTTTTATGCAAGAGTGAAACTATTGTGGCTTTATTTTCTATTTCTGCATCTGTTGTAATCATACCTGTATCAGTAAATTGAGTTTTTCTAGTTCCATTTTTATCTAGTGTTCTAATTCCATCAGCATTAGCCTTAAATGTAACATCCATATCACTAGCGGTAATTGTTATACCTTTAGAAATATTTACCGTATCTGTAGTTGTTTCATTTTGGTTTTGTGTGTATGCTAATTTGACTTCACCTGAGTTGACCATTAAATCGTATATTTCACATGAATCGGTTATATCAGATGAAAATTGGACATTTATGTATTGTGAATTAACATCTATCGTTTGTTCAAATTCTGTTTCGTCTGTACCACTTAGTGTGTATTCAATATTGTTAATAGTACATTTTACATTTGCTAGTTCAATTAATTTTTTATATTTGAAACTTACTGTGTACTTTCCATTTGCAACTTGTTGTTCTTGTGATACAGTGGCAATTTGAAGCAATAACGCTCTCATGTTTTGGGCATTTTCTTCTTTTGTCCATGCAACTATTCCATTCCAAAATTCGTATGGATTATACTGATCTCCTGTTTCAAACCATAAACCAGTATTTCTAAAGATGTTATTTCCACCAGATGTACTAAATGTGTTGGTTACCCCCGTTTTAGCATCAATAAAGAATCTATCAACATCTTCTTTTGTGTACATATTGCCTGTTTCGTCTTGTAATGTAGAAACATTTCTGATTAAATCCTCTATTTGCCCAGAATTTTTATCAGCTTTTCTTGAAACAATTAAGATATCATTTGGAACATTTGACGCATATGAAAAATCTGTTGAAGTTTCCTTGATTTCTTCAGCAGATAAATTAATTTCATAATTATTATCTTCTTCTAAATCTCCACCTAAATATGTTATTTTTTTAGTCATAACATAACTTTCTAGTTGGTTATCATAAATATCTTCATAAGATACTTTTTGCCCTAATTTTACTGATAATTTATTTTCGATGTTTTGTGTTCTCATAGAAAAAGGAATATATGAGAATCCATTAACTTGATTGTAAATAGGAATACGAGTTTCATATCTCAAATCAGTAGTTGTGCTTGTATCTTGAGGATCTAAAATATAATTATTATCAATTCTAAATTCTTTGGGATTTTCTGGTCTAGGATCTGGATAATAAACATTATCTTCTACATCTCCTCTTCCTAAAACAACAGTATTAATTGCTTGAGTTTGATTTCTTACCGTAGTCAACTCTGTCCAATCAGTAGCAATATGAACAGTTTCATCGTCAAACCACACAAAGTAAAATTTATCATCCGAATCTGTTACAACAGAACTTGCTCCAGCCTGTGCTATTAAACAAATAACACTTCTATTACTAGGATTTTCTCCTACATATGGTTCTTGATTCAAAAGTAAATCACTATTTGGAAAATCACTGTTGTCATATTCGACATCACAATCATCAAATATTGAATTACGCCATTCTTTTAAAGTACATGGAAACGTATGATTTGAACTAACATAAGGTGTATCTAATTTGTATTTGATATCATAACAAGAAAGTTCTATATTTACTTTTTCTTGCACTGGCTTTACATCATAAACATAAAAAGATCCATGAATAGTTTTTATCCACGAATCTTTATATGTACTATATTCATTACTATCATTTAGTAATTTTATTGTTGCTTTTCCTAATTCACAAGTTCCTATTATATTACCATCGCTAACAATAGTTGTTTCATATTCAAAACTTTGAATATCTTTTTCATCATAATTTTGGTACATCATGAATTAATATCCTCATATCCTGCAAAATCAATGGTAAATTTATCATAAACAATATTATTAGTATTATTGTCTTCTGGAATTTCCCAATAAGGTGGGTTAGGTTTTTGAGCATAAAATTTTTTAGTAACAAATGCATTTTCATATTTTTCAAAGTAACGAATATATATTTCTACTTTTCTAAGTAATCTAAGTAATGGATACAATTGCCCTTGAGTAAGTCTTTTATCTATATCAAGTGTTGCTGCTGGAATTTCTGCGCAACGAACACGATTTAATTTACCAGTCTTTTTACCTCTTTCAGCGCTAGCTTCTAAATCATTTAAAGTTGGTCCTTGTGTTCCCTGAGGTAGCCATTCATAAGGAATTTCAAAATAATCTGAACTATCTTGCGTATTAATAACTTTTATTTTATCCAACACATCACTCCTTAACTAACCCATAACGGTTTCCCTAATTCTTTTTCAAGAACCCTAACTTCATTGAAAATAAATTTTCTAAAGTCAGTACTTCCCATTTGAAGAACAAATGTAAGATTTTTTAATACTATTTCTTTTTCTTGATTACTTAAACCGCCAAATTTTGCCATGAATTCTTGTAAAACTTCCCTGTTTGCCTGTTTGATAGTTTCTAATGGTGCTTCTATATTTGTACCATGTTTTTGATCTCCAAGTATTGCTGCAAATTCATGTCTTGGTGGAATTACGGTTCCTTTTGCAAGACGTGGAAGTCTTATTTTATCCATTTTTGGAATATTTACTCCTGGAATCATGTTAATCGTCTTAATCGCTTTATTGATTGTTGATGGTACAAAATTAATGCCATTTTCTACAGTCGATAGAACAGAATTAATCGCACTTTTAAAGGCTCCACCTATTGCGTTTCCAATTTTAGTTCCTATATCTGTAAATTTAGATTTAATAGTATTCCATATTCCTCCAAAGAATGAACCAACACTTGAGAATACACTTTTAATCTTCGACCATAAATCTTTAAAACAATTTACCACAGAATTAACCATTGATTTGAGCCCATTAATTAGTCCTTGTATCATATTGATTCCCATATCAGCAAAAACCTTTGATGGCGAATGGATTCCAAAAAAATCTAATATTCTTTGTAATAATTGTTTAAATGCTGATACAACAAGTTTTGCAAATGACTCAATCCCAAGTGCTAATCCTTGCAATATATTTTTAGCTAATTCTAACCAATCAACACTTTCTATGAAATCAAAAATAGCGTTTGCAATATCTGTTCCCAATTGGTTCCAATCAGTTTCAGCAAATTTTTTAATTATATTTTCAGTCCATTCTTTAACAGCATTACTTATTGTTTTTCCGACTTTCGACCAGTCTATTGCTAAAAATAAATCAACAAGCCCTTTTAATGCATCCCATAATAAATTTAAAATATTCGTTCCAATATCTGCCCATGGGATTGCGTTAAATGTATCAGATATTATTTGCCCTATATCTTCCCATCTTATTAAATTTATATATTCATTAATTTTAAAAATAGCGTTTGCTATTCCTTGGCCTAAATTGTGTAATACTGTTGCCCAATCAATAGCTAAGAATAAATCTTGAAATCCAAGTATTGCTTCTCCAAAAACTGTAACAAGTCCAACTAATATCCCACTAAAATCAATATTTGTTAAAAAATCACTAATTCCTGTACCAATTTCTTTCCACGGAATACTTTTTATTTTTTCTGATACGATGTCTAATCCAGTAATGATTTTTTCACTTAATAAACTAGCAAGCCCTCCCCAATCTCCTGTAGTTATTAATTCTTTTATTTTATTTAGTGCTTCTAATAATTTAGAACTTGATTCGATTTCGCCACTGTAATCAATTCCACCATTTCCTGATGAACCACCACTAGAAGAGTCACTTCCAATAACTTCTAATTTATCAAAACTTGCTAATGATCCACTAGCATTTTCTCCACTAGCTGCTGTATCATCTAAAGCACTTGAAAGTTTTTTTGCTTGTTTAGTGGAATCTGATAAACTTTTGCCAAATAATCCTGACACAAAAGTAGCAATTGTACCAGTAAGTTTAGACAAAGCACTCATTAAAGTATTAATTGCTGGTAATACTGCATTATAAATTGGTGCAAATGCTGTCATTAAATTTGCTTTAATTTGATTTAAACTATTATTAAAACTATCATCAGTTTTCAATAATGATGTAAATCCGTTTCTTAATGCTGTTAATCCTTTTCTAAGCAACGAAAAAATCATGACAGTTCCTATTAATCTTGTCATGCGATGTTTAAATTTATCTATTTTACTACCGATGTCATTTATACTTTTTCCTATTCCTTTTGGTGATAATGCTTTAGTTATCTTATTACCAAATTTTTTGATATTGTTTGTAGTCTCAGAAAATTTTTCTTTTATGCTATCCAACTGTGAGCCAAGCATTGATCCTTTTTGTTTCAAAGCTTCATTATATGCTTGTTTTGTTTGATTAGCCTCTTCTTTTGATTGCGATAATTTACTATTCATAAGTTCTAATTGATTATTTAACTCATTTAGTTGAACATTTTTGGTTTCTTCCAATTGTTCTTTGGTTTCTTGAACTTTTGTTTTGTTATCTTGTACACGTGCCAATAAAGTATCATATTTTTCTCGAATGACGTCTAATTGGCTTTCATATTGTTTATTTTCTTGTAACAAATCGTTAATATCATTTTCTATCGTTGCTTTAACGCTTGGAGTTGGTGCATTATTCATAACTTTTTCTTTTCTTTGAATTTTTGCACGGTTAACATCTTGTTTGGATTGTAAATCTAATATTTTTTGCCATAATTTATCTAATTCTGCTTCTTCTTTTTTTGTTTGATTTATTAAGGAATTCATTGAAGATGATTTTATACCATTCTTATTTAAATCATCTATCTTTCGTTTTACCTTATCAATAGCTAATTCTTGGCTTTTAATAGAATCACAACTTTTATTAAATTTATTTGCTAAAGACTGAACCTTCTTTTCCATTTTAGAAAAATCTCTTTCAATCTTTTGATAGTTCATTCTTGTATCAATTACTACGGCGCCCTTGCTAACACTCAACAAAACACCTCCTATTTCTTGTGAAATTCTTCAAAAAATTTCTTTCTTGCTTCTGATTGAACATGGACATCTTCAAGTTCAACCATATCTCTTATTTCTTCGTATTTCTTTTTTTCATCTTTTGTTAACTTTCCTTCTGCTTTTCTTCTACGATAATAAACTAATTCGCCAAAAAAACAGTCTGGTGACATATCCATAAACATAGACATAAATTTCCACCAATGCAAATCAGATTCTTTTTCTACATCGGTGTGATGAGTAGCATTTATTCCAGTAAAAATATAGTTGCCATCTTTTTTAAAAGAATAAGTTCTTGCCTTGCTACTTTCTTTGACCTGATTTTCCCCTAAATCAATAAATTTGACTGCTTTTATACTTGCTTCTTCATAATCATCTTCTGGAATTTCATCTTTATAAAGATTTTTAAGCATAATATAAACTTTTTCTGAATCAGTTAATTCGTTATCTTCAAATGCCTGTAAAATTCTTATAACAGTTCTAAAGTCATAATTAATTGGGTAGATATGGTCATTAACTTTGATTTTAGTTGGTAATTTGTCTGTTAAAATATTCATTATTCCATTACATCACTATTCGTTTTAGGGATATATTTATTTACTTTTTCGTTTCTAGCTTTTTTAACATATGGAATAACATAATCGACAAGTGGCATAACAGACATAATATCTTTAGTGCCACCAGTAAATATTTCTACAGTTTCTTTCCCAAAAACTTCACTTAAATCTTCAATAGTTCTAGTTACGGTTTCTAATTCAATATCATAGCCATGATTAAGTTGTTCAAGAACCTCGGATGCACTTTCAAATTCTTCAATATCTTCCAATTTTTCTTTTGACAAAATCTCCATTTTTTTAGAAAAATCTTTATCTTTTTTTATTTTGTCTAATTCCTTTAAAGATTTACTTAAATCATTAACAATTTTAGTTAGTTTGCTCATAATTCTTGAATCATTTGGATTAAACTTAATTTCTCCTAATTTATTGCCTTTTTCATCTACGATATCCTCTTTTACAAAATTATTTTTGACTTGAATAGCCATGTTTTTCATCTCCTCTATAAAAAAATAAAAGGGCTAAAAATAGCCCCTTAATTACTCTGATGTTATTGGTGTAAATTCTTTTGAAGTAGCAGAAAAAGTTCCATGAATTCTATCACCTTTCCAATTAAGAACGATAGGTGAATTTAATTTGGTTGTATCTCCACCCCATGAATTCATTTGTACTACAGCACTTTCAGTAAAAGCACCATAACTAACAACAGTATCATTTCCTGAAGTAGTTTCTTTTTTATCTGCTAAAGTCACTTCCATACATTGAAGAATAGCTTTATCTCCTTTTAAATTATATTTAAATATATTATATAGGATTGCTGATAAAGCATCATTCCCTCTAATTGCTATTGGATCTATTTCAGTAGTTTGTGCTCCACCACTGTGATCAATATTAGTTTTACCTAATACATTTTTATTTGCTTCAAGTTCGTCATTCAATTCTCTTGTTATTTCATCATTGTCTTCTCCGAATGGTACCCAAACTGGAGAAGTAGTATCATATACAATACCATTTTCATCACACGATACTATATTAGAGTTAAACATAGTAATGTGATCTTCACGATTTCTTTTTCCTGTGCCATCTAATAAACTTAATGCCATTTTCATGACCTCTCTTTCTTTTCATAAGTTAATCTACATTGCATTTGATATCTTGCTATCGTATTCGATTTATCCACGCCATAAAGATAGCCACCTGTCATTACTTCAAAACTCATAACAGTTTCTCCATCATTCAAAGTTGGGAAAATCTTTTTTCTGTTGTTCTGATAAATCCACTCCGCAATATTTTCAAATAAATGTAAGTTTTCTATATTTTGTGTATCTTTCAATGGATTAAAAAAGGAACGACTTGCCAAAATAAACTGGCATTGACGCTCCGTCTTTGTTCCTAACACATTTCTTTTTAAAATAATTGGAACCTCTAATGGTTCTATTGACCAATATTCTCGGTCTTTAGCATCCATATTTAAATAATCAACATTTATTTGTGATAATTCATTCAAATATGGACAAGTTTTGAAATATTCTTTTATGCATTCTATAATAGCTTTTTCTTTCATGACTTACCTCCATTAACTACTTTTTGCACTTCTGTGATTAAATCATTCTCTTCTGCTTCTATCATTCTGTCAAACCATTTTTTACCTCTTAAGCCCCCACCATGATATTGTAAATCACGACCTTGTGGGTCTAAAATCTTCTGGGTGTTTGGTCTACTCCAAAATCCATAATCTTTAGAAAAGAAAGCACCTTTTAAAGTAAAAGGGTCTACCATCAACTTACCTTCATATAAATAATTAGCGTCTGGACTATCCCAAATTACTTGTCCACTTCCTATTTTTGTTCCTACAACACCAGCTTGATGGATATGTTTTCCTGGAACATATGGTTCACAATGATAAAGAACAAAACTATCAATACACTTTTGAGCTTTTCCACCTTCATCTAGACCTACTGATTTCATCAAATCTTGAACAGATGGTAAAATTAAATTTGCTTTTATTCTCAATTTGTTACCTCAATATTTTGAAGTTCTTCATCACCATAACGATTATCAGAAATAGTTTTAATCAAAAAGTATTGAGCATTTGTTTTCTGAATGTCAGATAAATCAGAAATTTCTTCAAACTCATTTAAAACAATAATATCATTTTCTTTTAATGTAAAATTATTTGATTTATCTTCTAATTTTTCATAATTATCTAATTCTAAATACGTTTTTATTGCCTTTTCTGAAAAAACAACATCATAAGCATATGTGTATTTTTCCCCATTGCTTTCCTGGGATATAATTTTTTGCACATGATAAAAAACATCATGAACAATTTTTCTGTTATAAATAATGTTATTTTCATTATCTTTAGTAAGATTAAAGATTGTAATTGTATGTGGAAACATTAAAAACCTCTATTCATTAATCCAGTAAAAGCAAGATGTTCTAGACAAATTTTATAACATTCTGAATCAAGTTCTGACTTTGTTAAAATTCTTTTAGATTGCAACGAAGATTTATCAACATAACTAACAGAATGTGGCCCAACGGTTTCATTAGACTTTATTCTTTCTGTACTATCTTGTTTTTTTATGAGTTCTTCTTGTTTGCAAAGAAGTTCTGAAATTTCGCATATAGCATCTTTCACTTCGTCTGATAAATTATCTTTATCAATTCTATTTGATGTATAATATTTTACCTTTACATATGCATTTTTAGAATATTTCTCAAAGGATCCAAGAGGTATGCTTGAACCTTTATATGTATTTGCATAATAATTTTCTAAATTTAGCATACCTGTTCATCTCCTTTTTCTTATTCACCATCGTTTTCAGTAGCTGCTACTTTAATTTTTCTAAATACACCTGCTTTTAAAGTGTTTTTAAGAACAACTGCTGCTACCATTTCAACGTCTCCTTCTTTTACTGTTCCAGGAGCTTTTAAATCTGGTAAAGCTGTTGCAATGATATTGTTTCCAGTAGTTGATACACCGTGGAATCCATCTTTTGCAATTTGTACTGCATATAAAGAAGTTTCACCATTTTCATCAATTGGAACACATGGTGTAGTTTTAGTACCATCATAGTATTCTTCTAAATCTACTAGAGGAATATTATCCCACATATCTACACTTCTACCAAAAGCGTCTTCTGATTTTGTGTAGTATCCTGCTCTACGAGCAATACCTTTAACCTTAGTAATTAATTTACTATTTCCTAAGAACATAGTTGGTTTACCTTGCATTTTTGAAACAAATTCGTCCATCATATCTAAGAATGATTGATAATTTTCATCCATCTTAGCACTAGTAGACAAATCAATTGCACTATCTGTATTGTATTCAGTATTTGAACCAGATAGTAATACATCTAATCCATCAAATTCTAATGCGTTAGAAGTAGCATTACCATTAATAACTGTATTATGGAATAAATTGATTGCTCCTTTAATTTTTTCTTTCATTTGGAAATCTAATTCATCTACAGCTCCAGATGTATTAATTAATACTCTATCAATTTTGAAATTTCCACCAAAGATTTTTAAATCTGCTGATGCTTTTTCCCTTTTTGCTTCATTATTAGTGTATGAACCATTAATAGCACGGAATCCTGCCGTTGATGGTGTTTTTAACTTAACATATCCATAAGTTAATGTGCTTCCTCCAGTTCCTGGTGAAACTGCATTATCAAATACTAGTCTATCTAGTAATAAAGACCCTCTTCTAAATTCATCAATGACTGCTTGGTCTACTTTGTCAGCCATTCCTACTTTTGCTTCTGCTAAAGTAATCATAATTTCATCTCCTATTCACTATATTTTTCATTTAATGCAGAACTTAAATCAAAACCTTTAAGTTCATCTTTTCCTGGCATACTGCCATGAGATTGACCATTGCTATGAGCTTCCTCTTCAAATAAATACTTTTGACTTTCTTTAATAGCTTTAATTTGATCATTAAAACCAATAATAGAATCTGTTTTCTCATCATAAGAAAGTTTATCAACATCTAAATGTGCTTTTAATCCAATTGGATCTATGGTTTTTGAATTAGCGATTGCTAAATCTAATTTAGAATTGAATTTTACTTTTTCCATTTCTTTCTTATGAGTGTTTTCTAATTCTTTTTGTTCGTTTTGAAGATTTTCTATTGTTTTGGTAAGTTCTTCTGGATTTACCTTTTTTAAATCTTCAATACTTGTGTTCAAAGTAGTTATTTGACTTTTTAGGTCATCTCTTTCTTTTGTGATTTCAGTTACTTGAGTTTTTAAATCATTGATAGAATTCCCATTAAGTTCCATAATTTTATCAATAGTTTCTTTATCAAGTCCTAAATCTTCTAAATCTTTTCTTTTCATAATTCCTCCTACGATTTTTTACGAGTATCACTCTTTAGATTTTTATGAACAGATAACGCTCTGCTAGGCAAAATAAAAGAACACATTTCTATGTTCTTTAAGTGCTATTTATAAGCACTGTACCGATGACATTTGAGAAACTAGTATAAGTAGTTCGAATCCGACTACACCTCACCACATCATCAGTACACTACCTATAAAGTAGTGTATAATAAAAGCACTCTATTTTTGAGTGCCATCTTTTTTCTTTTGTTCTTCTCGTTCCTTTTTTATTCTTTTTAGATAGTCAAAAAAATTGTCTTCTATTCCTTCATACAATTTGTTTTTTCTAATATGTTCTATTCTTTGATGTTCTTCTTCTAATTTTGAATCGTCAATATCATATTTTTTATTTTTTTTCTCTTCCATAAATCCATCCTATCTTTTGAAATAATTCTTTATATATTAAATGATCTTTATCATTTTGATTTAAATAAGCATAATCAGTAAAATGTTTATCATTAATTTTAGCCATTTCTTTGTTCATCCATTCATTAAATTCATAAAAATTTTGTTTTGTAATAGATAAATCTTCTTTTTTAGGCATAAAATAATAATTATATGTTTCTGTACATACCATACTACCACAAAAACATTCATTTTTAAATACATCTTCAATATCTTCCATAGAAAAAGTATGTTCTCCTGGATGATTATGTAATGAATATAAATCATTGACGTGCTGTTTCATAATCTCTTTTTGTTCTTCAGAATAATCAACTCTACTAACTTCTCCGCTAGTATTTATTTTTCCTAATCTTTTATTAGTTTGACTATCTATTATAGCAACATTTTCAAATCCATTTTTTTTGTATTGTTCAAACACTTCATTTGATATTTTTAATAAATCTGGATTTAAGTACTTTTCATCATCATCGACTACCGATATTAAATCATTATTGTTTATTTGATTGTCATGTAATGGATATTTTTCATTTGAAACATATTCTCTACTATAATCCCTAGTACGATTATTTTCTTTCAGCCATTCATCAAACGACTGGTTAACTTTTTTATATTTCTCTTGATATTTTTTATAATCTTCATTATTTCCAAGACTTTTAGCAACCATTTTTTCTCTTTTTAAAGAACGTATTTTCCGTTCAAATGCACGTTGCTTTTGGCGTAGTGCATATTCTTTGGCATTTTCTTTTTCATCGATTCTATCTGGTACTTTTTCCCATTCCCAAGTTGGTCTCATATGATGATAACAGTTTATACCAGCAAGTCCAAGCATTTCTCCATAACCAGTCTTTTCATGTAAATTATCATATTTATCGTCAGAACCCTCTATCATGTACTTTTTGCCTTGCCACTCAACATGTGCTTCATAATCGTGTGTCATGTACTTAGTCCTTACTCTAGCACCTAAATGCTGGCTAACATAGACTAGATTTGTTTCTAATTCCTTGCAATGTTCAATTTCACAATCTGCAGCTAGTTTATTCATTCTAGTAATAACATCACGTCTTACCACCGATTCAATGGATAAAGTTTTGCCACTTTCATAATGAACAGTTTGTATACCTTCTTTAGCAAATTCATCTAATGCTTTTCTGACAGATTCTGAATATGTGTAAACACCACTAGCAGTTTCTATGTATGCCTTGTTAAGAACTTTCTTATATCCTTCTTTAGCTCCTTCAAGAGCTTTTGTATTGATAAGGTCCATGATATCGTCTGTATCTTTTAAAGCCTCTCTTATGAGATTATTAACAGATACACTTTCAAATAATTGATTAGGATTAACTGTTATTAAGCCTTGATCAAAATAACTATTTAAAATATCCAAATCATTAATATGGTGTCCTGACGTAGTTGCTATTTCAGTTAATACGGCTTCTATTTCTCCTTTATGTGATTTTAATACTTTTAAATTGTCTTTGTCTAATAGATTTAACTCACTTAACTTTTCTAATAGCCATTCTAATGTTCCTTGAACACTTTTATAGTTTTCCACACGAGTTAAGATGTTTTTAATCATATCTAGTTCTATTTCGTCATAGATATCAATTAATGGCTTTAACAATTTATCAAATTGTGATTTGTTCATCTATTATTCCTCTTCTGGATTTTCTGTTTCTTTATTCTCTACAGCAGCTAATCTTTTTCTTATTTCTTTATCAAATTTAATTGCTTGTTTTTCGTCCATTCCATAAACGTCTTGATAATATTGAACGTTATCAATCAATTTATTATTTAATTCAACAAGCGCTTGGTTTTTGATTTCTTTTTTATCTTCAACTATCGAATCATCAAAGTCTACTGTAGTACTTCCAGTATATAATTTGTTAGTTTTAAGATAATATAAAGCTTTAACCATATCTTGAATAGCCTTTAAAAGAACTTTTTCATGTTTTTTGATGGTTCTATATAATTTAGATTGTGTAGACAATGCCTGAGTTGTATTAGTGTATACTTTTCCATCTTTAAAAGTAAAATAATCACTACCAAATCCTGCAGCATCTCCTAATAAATTCATAGCAGTTTGCAATCCATCAATGTGTTCTGTAATTCTAAGTGGAACGTTTGTTACTTCTATAGGTTTACCTTGAATATCATCTTCTGGAATCGGATAAAATTCTGTTTGATTTTTATCAAAGAATGGTATTAATTTTCCATCTGGCCCTGGTTTCATTCCAGTTACAGAAGTTTTAACAAATATTCTATTTTTACCTGTTTCATATTCATTTCTTAAACTATCATAAATAATATCTACCGTTTTAAGTTCTGGAATAGCATTTGCATATATACTTAATCCAAACGGACTAAATAAATCTATATTATTTACAATATTTGGTTTTAATATTTGAAATAATTTTTCTTCACTATAATCAGTTTCTTTTATTCCTTTTCGTGCTTTTTCCACAACGATTTTTTTGTCTTTAGAAATGGTAAAATACTTATTCATTATTTTGTATTTTCCATTCTTTTGTAACTCATGAATATTTACATAATAACTGTCTTCTCCTATTTTACTTCCAAATGCACAATCAATTATATTTCCATTTTCTATTCTTAATGGAAAAATCATAGGTGCTATTATGTAATTAATCATTGGTTCATCATTTTTCTTATATTCAACTAGTGCACCAGTACCTAAAGCAGCAACCTTTTCTAATAATTCATTCATTTTTTGATTAAAATCATTATTAAGCAAAATTGTATCTGTCATTTCTTGTTCATCTGTTGTAATGAATACATTATCATTCATAAGCAAATCTGCCATTGATTCACTTAATTTTTTTGGCATTCCTAAACTATATCTTTCTAAATAAACGTATTCTTTTCCATTGTAATACTCATATTTATGAAAATCTTTTACGTTCCCTATATACCACTCTAACCATGAGTTTATGTATTTATAAAACTCTTGTGATACTACATTGTATCCTTGTTCTTTTAAGAATTGAATTATAGCGTCCATTTTGCACCTCATTTCTCAATGTTTGGAAGCATTTGTTTTATCCACTTCCAAATTCCCATTACTGTATATCTTTCGGCATCTGAGCAGTGATCATTTATCTTCACTGGAACTTCTTTTCCTTTATCTAATAAATCTTTGTCATACATGTATTGATATCTTTCAGCTATTAAATGCTTTTGCTTTGGAGAAATAGTCATTTTTTGATATGACAACAATTTTTGAACCCTTGATATTCCCAAAGGAACTGTATTATCTACTTTTGGAAAAGTTATTTCTGGGCATACTCGTTTTATTTCTTCTTGTAGCCCTCTTGCTGATGGATCTAGAAACATATATAAAATCTTTTTCCCAGTTTCCTTTTCAACTTGTTCCTTGAATTCTTTGAAATCTCTAGCATATTCGCTTGGAGACTTTTGTCTTCCAGTATCTCTACCACTGTAGTAATACTCATCTATCCCACGAATAAACTTATCAAAGAAGTCTATTCCAAATACTTCAAACGTTGTAGCATTCATTTGTCCATAATCTCCACCAACAACTAAAAAATTCATGTGAGCATAATCTTTTTGATTTAACTCTTTAACATGAATTTCTTCTTTAAACATGTAATATATGACTTCATCAATTCCAGTACATAAACCTAACCAAATCCAGTTATACATTTTTTCGTCTAATTTTCTTAGCATCTCAGCAGTTTGAATCAATTTCTTACCTAACCAATTTTCTGGAACATCTCTGTAATCAACATGAATTCTGATACAATCTTCTCTTTGTACCATCTTATCTGTCCATTCCATAATTGGTGCTTTTGGATTTTGTGGTGGATTAAAATAATATTCCATACAGAACTCATCATCGTTTCCACGAACAAATGTTGCTTCAATATTGGTTATTTCATCTTCTCCATCACCCTTATCAAAAAATTCTGTTAGTTCATCAAGAATAACTAATTTAATTGGCTTATCTTCATCTATCATACCTTTAGTGTCATCAATGGAATCGTTTCCTGTGAAATAAATTGTATTTCCATTTTTTTTATATTTGATTTCCATTGGGCTTACCGTTATCTTAAAGTCTGATTTTTTTAATCCAAGTCTTCCAATTGCTCTTAAACATTCTTTAAAAACAGTCTTTTTTAATTTATTATGAAATTTTCTTAATATAACTACTGAACAATTATCATCACTAATTATTTTGTAAATGGCTTTTATTCCACCTCGACTAGACTTTGTTCCAGCTCTTCCTGACGTAATTATTTTATGCATATATGATATGTCATTAAAGGTCTCATAGAATTTTGGAATAATAATATCACTTAACTTAATTACTTTTGGGTAAGTCATTTACTATCATTACTCCCTCATTTTCTGGGTCTTGTTGTGAGTCGTCACGTTTATTTCTCCATTGTTTTGGTTTTCTATTATTAAGCCAATATATTTGAGCAGTTGTATCTGGTGCTACTTGTTTGGTTACTCTTTTTGTTAATCTTTCTACATACAAACCTGTTTCTTTATCATATACTTTTTCATATGTTTTTTCTTCGTAAGTATATCCCAATGCTCTTTTAAATAATGCATTTTCTACTTCATAATCGGCAACTTCTTTGCCTTTTTTTAAGGCGTTCGAAATGTTTGGATATTTTTTTTTATAACCATAGAATGTTGATTTTGATTGAATACCCATATTATGCATAATTTGCTCATCAGTAAGACCATCTCTAGCCCAACCTTCAAGTAAAGTTAAGCCGTCAGAAGTTAGCCAATACTCAACTTTACTTTTAGCCATACTTATTCACCTTTTTCTTTGGTTTCTTTTTTTGCTTTTGCCACTATACCTTTTTTAGATAAATGTTCATATCTTTCTTTTGATATTTTGTACTTATCACCTTGTTGTAATAACTCACGAGTAACTTTTTGCTCTTGATTATTTCTAATAATAGTTATTGTTTTATCGTAGTTTTCTTTGTCTTTGAAATTATTAATTTGAACTTCTACTTCTATCATGTAAATTCTCCTTTCAAATTTTTGGTTGTGAACAAAGGAATTGAACCTTTATCTTTAGCTGTTGAAACTAATATGCTACCATTACACCAGTTCACGATATAGAAAAAACACCATTTCAGGTGTCTTTCACACTTTTTAATTTAAATATTTAAATTTATATCCTTGAATATATTCAATTTTGTTTTGGCAACATAAACAAATTCTACCTCGGTTAATATTTAATTTTTTTTCAATCTCAATCATGCTATTCCAAGTTTTCACTATATTATTATCCTTATCTATTTGTAATATTTGCTTTGAAAGTTTTTTTGATACTTCTTTATTTCTAGAACCATAATTAATATTATATGAATAATCACAAAATTCTAAATTATTAATATTATTGTTTAATTTATTTTCATCTTTATGATTTACACATTTCAAATTCATTGGATTATTTAAAAAGGCTTCTGCAACCAACTTATGAACCTTTTTATGTTTTTTTATTTTATTGCAGTACAAATCTATCCTATAATATCCATCTTTATTTTTATCTTGTTTTAATATTTTTTTGGTTCTTTTATTTTTTACTCTTCCATAATTACTTACTAAATATGAATTATAGTTACTAATCTCTCTAAATTCTTCATTTTTTAGTAGTTTATTATCCATCCATCTTAAACTATTTACCTCAATATTTTCAAACATATAAATCCTCCATACAAAAAAGAGCATCAATAATTGATACTCTTCAAGAATAAAAAGGGGTTTTGTGAATCTCTTCACGATATCATTATAGCATGATTAAACTGTTCAAAACTGTTCAAATTATTTTTCTAATCACAAAGTTTAAAATTTGTTTTAACTAAGATTGTTTTAGCCGTTAATTCTCCAGCCATAGTTCTTCCTTCATTATGTAATAAATCAATTTCATATATATAGCAATCAAATTTGTTTTCAAAATTGTTTATAAGCTTCAATAGTTGTTCTTCTAATTTTTTCTTTTCTTCTCTTAATTCTTGCACTCTTCTACCTCCAACTAAATTGTACGTTGTCTTTTATATTTTTTATATATTCTTCTGCATGTACTTTCTGATGCAAATACTTTTCTAGATATAAAATACCAAGTAACTACTTCACTACCTTTTGGAACGTATTGTTCCTTGTAATAAATAATCTTTTGTTCTAAATCATTATATTTGTTTATTCTTTTTAATTCTTTCTCAATAAAATCTAATAACGCTTTCTTTTCGTCTTGTATAGAATCAATTAATGGATCAACTTCTTCACATACTGCAGCATACTCTAAATTAGAGTCTATTCTCTTTGTTCCTTTTATATCATCTGTTATTGCAGTCGCCTTTGGTTGTGTCCTATTAAAAGCTCTTTCTTTTTTGCCTAAATAGTATTCTAATTGATTTTCTAACTTTTCTATTTTATTGTTAGCTTCTTTTATAGTTAATTCTTGTATCATCAGGGGTATCCTCCTTTTATTCTTCTTCGGCTTTTTCTTTGTATTCTATATGTTCTAATTCAACTATAGTATTACATATTTTATTTAAACAAATTATAATTGTTAAGCATATTGCTACAGTAATCATTTCTTAATCTCCTCCCATCTTCAAGAATGTCATTAAAACAAATCCAAATATGAATCCAATTATGAAACTAATCATTTTTTCCTCCTTAATGCTTTTGGTTTTCTTTCATCAAATTCATGGTATCTAATTGCCACTGGATTATTGTCGGCTAATTCTCTTATAATCATGGCTTCTATGTATTTTTTGTCGTTTTCAACTATGCTCCAATATCTATTTATCTTTTTGTAATCTTGAAATTTTGCTATTTCTATTTTTTCGTTATCTGTTGTTGTTCCTATTAATCTGTACAATCTTTATCAACTCCTTGTAATTTATTTAGCAAATCTTCTTTTGTTGTATTCCAAGTAAAATGTGTTATATATTCATCTAATTTTTCATAATAATCTTCTTGTATAAATTCATTAACAAATTCAATTGCTTTTTCATTTCTTGTTTTGTAATCTACTAACAAATTAACTTCTTTTACATAATCACCGAATGTTTGAGTTTTTTCATAATGTTTTATTTTTTCTTTTAATTTATCTTTTTCATCATTTGCCTTGTATAATTGAACTAACATTCCTCTTTTGTCATTTTCTAGTTTTTCGATTTTTTGTTGTAAATTAGTTATGCAATTTGCCATTATCTTTCTTTCTTCAAAACACCTTGCCATTTCATCAAAAGTAGAACTATCAGCAAATTCAAAACCACAACTATATTCTTTATGTTCTATTCTTTTTAATCTATCTAAAATTTCTTTTATTTCTTTATTCATAAGTTATTTCCTCTCATATATGCAACCATATCCATTGGTTCCAACTATAACTTTTCCATTATTATTAATACAATGTTCTTTAAATTTTACATTAATAAACATAACTATTCCAATTAACAATAAAAAACTTATAATTCCAATTACATATTCATTTAATAATATATTTTTTAACTTCATTATTACTCACCTACCTAACTACATTTAAAAAATTGTCTTATTTTTTCTTTTCTTAACTCTTTTTTAGCAATTTTTAATATTTTATTTATGTCTTTTATGCTCATACCAGCATTTATATTATTAGATAAACTACGTAAAAAATATATTTTTCCTGTTCTATATACTTCTATCATTCCTAATGCCGTATTTTCTTGATAAAGTGCTATTTCTATTGGAAATCCTTTTTCTACTATTCTATATTTCATTATTCCTCACCTTTGCTTTCTAATATACACTTTTACCAAATGTTACTCTTAATCTTACAAGTTCTTCTTGCAATTTAGTATTTTGCAATTCATAATCTAATAGTTCATCTCTTAATTGTTTTATGTCTTTTCCCATTTCATTTATTATTTTATCTTGATAAATAATTTTATCAACTAACTCACTTTTATTTGAATTTTCCAAGCAATGTCTATATTCTTTTTCATAGCATAGAGTTTTACCACTTCTTTTACCAAGATTAATTAATTTCATACTTATTCTCCTTTGCTTTCTAAATTAAATCATTCAAATCATAATTTATATCTTGTATTTGTATAATATAATTTTCTTGCAATAAATCTTTTATATTTTCTTCATAACATTCTTTTGCATTCATTAATGCTTTATAATCTTTTTTTAAATGACTTTTATCATACCTTTGTTGTAATCTTTTAATCCATTGTTCTTTTAAAAATATACTTGGCATTATAACTTTAAATTCAATTTTTCTTTTATTTAATTCTTCTCTAACAACTTTGTGTGAACTCATAAATACTTTATAACCTTGATTAGATAAATGCTCGGCAATATTTACATATATCTTATACCAATCATCTGCTCTTTTATCATCTACCCAAAAATTACCACTTTCTAAATCAATACAATTATTTTTGCCTGATATACTTGACTTTCCTATTCCTTGATAACCTACATAAATCATACTTTACTTATTCTCCTTTGCTTTCTAAAATATCATAGGTTTCTTCAAAAATATCAGATTTACAAGGATATATTTCACCTTTTACGCCTTTAATAATATAATCACCATAATTTGCATGCATAACACCTTCTAATGTTTGTATATCACAATTAGTATCATTATAATGTTCAAAACTATTTGGCTTACCATGCAATATTATAGTGTCATCGCTAACTCTATCCATAAACCAATCAGGAATATAATCAATTCCAATTCTAAATGCTTCTATTATCACTGGTTTCTTTATATATTTCATCTTATTCATTTCCTTTGCTTTTGAGATAATCTATTATTTCATTTACTTTATCTTTTAATTTCTTTTCGGCAAAACTCCATTCGCAAGCCAAATCGCCACTTATATCAGCATACTTATCTAATTTTTCAGGTATTTTCTTTTCTTCTTCTAGGATTTCTATTGTGTCATTTAATTCAATTACTAATTGTTCAAGTTTATAAATAATATTTTCTTTACAAGCCCACATCACATCTTCTTTTTTATTTACTCTATCAAAATATTTAACATAAATACTTCTATCAGGTTCATCTTTAACCATTCCTAATAATTCATATATTGTTATTATTTTCATATTCTATTCTCCTTCTATTTTTTCGACTAAATCGGCTTTTATTAGGTCATATATTACACCTAAATCTTGATAATCTTCTTCGTCTTGACCATATACAAATAATGTTCTACATTCAGGATTTTCAATGCAAATAGATATATTTGCTTCCTCATTCCAAACATAATCATCATCTACACAAGTAAACCCAAACTTTTCTAACTCTTTTAAATCGACCGAGTCTTTTATTTTTAACATTTATTTCCTCACCTATTTTCTATACCATTCTTTAATAATAGTTCCATTTTATAGAGATATCCTGTTACTGAATACATTTTAATCATCCTCAATCCTAATAACTATCAAAGCGTTGCTGTCTTCTTTTATCCTCTTAAAGTGTGATGGTGTTGCTAAAAATGTAATCGTGTCTAGTGTGCAATTTAATACTTTTGCTAAATACTCTCTAGTACCTAAATCTATAAATTTATCTCCTTTATATAAGGCATATTGTTTTTTAGACATTAATTATTCTCCCTACAAAACTTACAACTACAAACACCATTTTCTATAACTTTCTTTTGATCATTTGCTATTGCTATAAATAATACAGTAAAAAATACTAGCATTAATACCGTTTCTATTAAAAATAATATTGTTGCATCTTTTAATAAATCTTTATTCATTTTTCCAACTCCTTTTTACTTATTTTCCTTTTCTATTCTTTCTAATTGTCTTTCTATCTTAAAATTCATGATGTTTTCTATTTCTTCATCTGAAATATCATAATAATATTGAAACTGTTTTAACATGACTGTTACATCAGCAATTTCTTCTACGATATGACTTTTTAAATCTTTTTTAGTATTTTTTTCTATATCTACTAATTCTTCATAATTTTCATAATCTATTATTGCTTCATCTAATTCAAATATTTCACTTTGAAAATATTTTAATTGTTTTCTTATTCCATAATGATTCACAATTTTTAATAGTCTATTTTTCACAATCATTCACTCCTAACCAATCTAATAAATCTGAATAACAGGATTTACATAAACAACAAATTTTTTTATTTGCTATATCTATGTTTCTGCTTAGAGTTACTCTGTCATTTTTATAAACAATTTTTCCACATTTACAACATATTCTTCCATTTTGATTTGAAATACTATTTATAAATGTGTATAACTCTCTGTCATTCATGTTTCTGATGTTATTTAAATCCATTATTTTTATGTCTCCTTGTTACTCTATCTTCTTCTTTTAAAAACCATTTATAGTATTTAATATCTTCTTTTAATTGTTGTTTTCTATATCTATCTTTTTCTGTTTTTAATTCTTCTTGTGCATGTAAAAGTTTTTCTTTTATACTCATGCCATTACTATCCTTTCCCATAAGATTTCTTTTTGAACATCTGTTAAATGTATGTTTTTAAAAATGTTATCTTTTATAACCTTTTTTTCTTCAATAGTTTTACAATTCTTGTATTGTTTCTTGTAGTTTTCTAACCATGTTTTTTTAAAATCATTGTAATAATTCATCTTTTTTCCTCTTTTCAAAGATTTCTTCAAAATTTTCAGAATAAATTCTGTTATTATACTTTGAACTAACTTTTTTTAATGTTTTGTTTACATCTGCTAAAAGCATTTGACGATTTTCTCGTTTAAGCATTTTATTCTGATTTTCTTTAAATGTTTTTAATATCCCAATATCACATTTAACTTTTCTTCGTTCATTTCTTATTTTTTTTAACTCTTTTATAATCATGCAACATTGTGCAGCATTTAAATTGTTGTCTTCAATCAAATGAAGTAAATCTGATGTCCTTAAATCATATTTTGATAGACTGTCTAATAAAGTACTTTCATACATATCTACATCGTCTAATAGTTTTATTGCATTTGTAATATTTTCTATAACGTCAATAATTACACCTCACTAATCTCAAATCCATACTTATAAGCAAACAGTTTCCTTTTTAAGAGAAACTCTTTAGTTCTATAACCTTTAACGTCTTCTACTACTTGTTTCTTCGCATTGTTATCATAATAAACGAAATCAGCTATGTATTCGATTTTACGTATTCTTTTTCCATTAACAGAAAAAGCGGGTTGCAATTCAAATTTTACTTGTAATTCTAAATCTTTTATTGCCCCCACTTTCTCATATAATTTTAAAGTTAAATATCTGTTCTTTTCTTTGACTGAATCAAATATGATTCCGTCTACAACCATTTTTTTATTCTTATATTTGTTCATTTTAATCATACTTTCTATAAATTAAATCTTCTTCATTCCAATCTTCATATTTCGATTGTAAGTAATTTTTGATTTTATTTCTTATTTCTTCTCTTTCTTTTCTGGTTCCGAAGTCATACCTTCTATGACATTTGTTCGCAGTAAGTTCTGTACATAAAGTAACTATATTTTGTTCTATACCTTTACCTCCATTAGCTCGTGATATATAATGACCATTTGGCATTGTATTGTATGAATTACCACACACTACACAACATCCTTGATCTCTTTCCCATACTATCTGTTTTACCTTCTGAGATATATCACAAGCTTTTGAACGTTTACTTTTCATAAAAATCCCCCCTTTTTATTAGTAACTTTCAAATTTTATTGCTTCCATTTTCTTTTTCAAAGAATTCATTTTTTCTTCAATAGTTCCATAAGCATTTTTAAACCTTTTTAAGAAACATTCTTGGTCTGCTAGTTTATCAATATCATCCTTACTCATTCGAGTTGCTAGTGCCTTGAAATAATCCAATGCTGGTGGTTTACCATCTCTCTCTTTATCCCAATTTTTTCTTTCATCTGTGGTGTTAATTGCTGTATCAATTTCTATCTTACTTTTCAAACTAATAATTTCTCTTGTAAATCTTGCTATACATTCTCCACAGATATACATTAAATTGGCATATACTTCGATATTATGAGCATATTCGTATAAACTATTTGGTTCATCTTTTAGTTTTGAATAAGTCTCTTGATACATTTTCTGTAGTTCCGAATTGGAAATATTCTTTATCATAAAAGGATTGAACAGAAAAGTTTTTTCAAAATTATTCATAAATACTCCTCCTCAGCATATTTCCATTTAAAATTGCCTGCTTTATTTCTTTTTCCTTCACATACATACCTTATATTTCTAGCATTAATACGGATTCTCTGTTGCTGTAATTCATTTTGTGCCTCGACACTTCCTACATAAGATTTAATAAAATTGTTTTGTAGATCATATTGATTAATTTTTTTTGCTCGTATTTTTCTTTTTTTCATTTTTTCTATTGCATTGTTCATCAGACCAGTTCTATATGCATGCTGTATATTCTCTTTCGATGTGCACCATTCAAGATTTTGTATCGTATTGTTTAATTTGTTACCATCTTTATGATTTACAACATTTTTATCTGAATTTTTATGAATGAATACTTCTGCTACAATTCTGTGAACACTATATTTTTTGTTTTCTAAACTTACAGTTAAATAACCTGTATTTTGAATCCATCCCTTGATTATTTTTCTTTTATTGTTTTTGTAAGAGCAAATTCTTCCTAAAGTGCTAACTTGATAATCATCATAGTTTGGTATATTAGCCCAAATTTCACTCAAGAAAATCATCATCCAATTCTATCTGTGATTGAAAATCAGCAAAAGGATCATCCTGTGTTTCTTTTTCTTCTGAAGCTTCTTTTTTACTATCTAAAAAAATTACTCTGTTTGCTAACACATAAGTATAATTTCTTTTATGCCCATCACTAGTTTCATAAGATTCTGTTCTAATACTTCCCTCAATTCCAATCATGCTGCCTTTACTTAAATATTCATGGATATTCTCTGCTGACTTATCCCAAACTCGAACATTGATAAAATCTGTTTCTTGTTTTTCTTTTGCATACCTGTTAATAGCAATATTTAAGTTCATAAATGCTTTATTATTTTTTGTATAACGTATTTCTAAATCGTTACATATTCTTCCTATTCCGTTCCAATTATTCATCTATTTTCACAAACTCCATTTCATTTAATTCTAAGAATTGTCTTAGTGCTTTTTGTTTTGAAAGTTTTGCAGTAATTTTTAAAGTGTAAGTTTTCACTGGATCATTATCTTCTACTTCTACTTTCTCAGTAATCATTTTTTCAATTTGCTCTTGTTTTACTTCTTCTTGCTTTTGAGAAAATTGTTCCATCTTTTCTTTTTGTTCTTCTAATTGCGTTCTCTTAAACATAGCTCTAGTAATATCAAAGTCTTCTAAGAACGTATTTTTAAGTTCTACTTCAAATTCACTATTTAAAGTTTCTATGGCTTTTAAACCATTTTCTACTTTTTCTTTGATATTCTTTATGTCGATTTCAATTTCTTTTTCTTTAGTACCTTTATTAAGCCATCTATCGTCAAATATTTTTTCAAAAGAAACTACTTCTTTTAATTCTCCAAATATTTCTTCGTAAAGTGTTATTATGTTCTTTTTCTTTTCTTCTTTGGTTTTATTTTCAAAAGCCTTAATTTGTGTATCAATTAAATCTGCTGATTCTTCATACATCTTCTTAAGCAAATCACATTTTGCTTTAAATTCTTTGATAGGTGCTGATATTTCTTTCTCAATCTCTTTTCTTCTATCATCAATAGCTTTAGCTTGTTTTCTAAGCTCAGCACGTTTCTTTGTGTCCATGTCTAAAGTTTCTTCCGTAACAAGATAGTTTTTATATTTTTCGTTATCTTTTGTTACTAACTCTTTAATTTTTTCATAATCTTTTATTTCTAATTTTGGTAATTCATATTTTTTAATTTCAATTTCGTTCATTTAAAAAACCTCTTCTTTCTCTTTTTTTTCATGTTCCTCTTCTTTTTTTGTTTTTATTAATCCATTCTTTCTTAAACTTTCTATTACCTTTTCTGCTTCATGGTAACTTAAAGTAATTGGATCTTTCTTATAAATTTTTCTAATATGTTCTTTTTGTTTTTCATCTAATTTTGCTATAATTAACATCTGTTCTTCGGATATTGGATGCTTAGAATCGTATTCTTCCTTTTGAATAGTATTTTGTACTTCTTCCGCTGTAGCTACTCCTGTATCAATTCCAAGCCCACACATTCCTAAAGCTCTACCTACTGCGGATGTCTCACAGTTTTCTATGTATGATGTCTTATTTATGTATGAACCGCTTTGTTTCTCACACGCCGTTCCAGTAGCAATAACATCTCCATTTTCATTTCTGATAATTGCTCTAAAAATACATGTATCATCATTTGGTAAAGTCATCTCTGTTTCAATGACACCGTTTGGATATAGTTTTCTAAATGCCATTATTCTTTGACTTACTTCTGAATATTTTTTTTTAATTACTTCTCCTGTCTCTTTATCTTTACGTTTTATTGTTATTGGTTTTATTATTTCATTTGCTTTTTTTATATCTTCAAAAGTTATTCTATTTTCCATTTAATCCTCCATTACATACTTTAAAATTTTATTTTCTTGTTCATTTCTCACTTCCTGAATCTTTTTCGGATTCAATTGTGGATACTTTTCAAATACTTTTCTTCTTGCTCTAGTGATACTTTCAAAACTTGGTAAACCTATTTCTTTGTGTTTCTTCATGATTTCTTCAAAACTGTTTACCATAACTTCAAAATTGTATTTTCTCTTATAAACTTCAAGAACTAACAGAAAGTCATCACTTCTACAAGATTCGTAATTTTCTAAAATTTCTTTTACAATCTTTTCTAGTTCTTTCATAATCTTTAAAACCCTTTCAGTAGTTCATCAAGTTCTTCTATTTCTTCTTTAGTTGCTTTTTTAAATTTAATATCTTGATTCCACCAATTGGGCACTGGTTCCTTTCTAATTGTTTTTTTATTCTCATATTTGCTCTTAAAATTCTGCTCTCTAATTTGAGCTTCTTGAACAGTTCTAATATTTTCACTCTTGTATGACTCTAAAATTGCAGAAATATATTTAATACCAAACTTGTTATTTAATACTGCTTGTGAAATCGCATATCTTGTAAGCTCATTATCTTCCCAAGTTGAAATAGTTTGATATTCGACTGAGTTTAAAGTCCTCCCAAAATTCTGCTCGATAAAATCAAACAAGGTTCCCCTAGATGATGATGTATATATATTATTTACATTATTATCATTATTGTTTGTGTTCATTTGTTGTTCATTTGTTGTTCGTTTGCTGTTCAAAATTTGTTCATTTTGTTGTTCACTTTGTTGGTACATATCATAGTTTTTTATTGTAATTAGTGTAAATTTATTTGTTTTTTGTTGTTCAATTTGCTGTTCACTTTCGTAACGTTTTAGTATCCTATAAATTTTGGATTGCGTTACACCTGTTTTTTCTGAAATCGATTTTCTAGAGGTTATTAACTGACCTCTTTTTAATTCAAATTCGTGTCCATTAATCCATATTTTTTTATCCTTATGATTAGCATTTAATAACAAATAAATCCAAACATGAACGTATTCGCTATCTTTGTACCAAACTTTTTCTTGTATCTTTCTATGTATGCTTATCCAACCGTCCATGTTTTCCCCTTTCAATTTGACAAATTATTATTTTTCAGTTATAATCTAACTGAATTTAGATTTAATTCAATTTTTGATTTAGTTGTTTGCCCAGCTAAATCTTTTTTATTTCTTTTGAATAATATTCATGATCTTCTTCTAATCGTTTCGTAGCATCTTTTAAGTTCTTGCATTCTTTTCTAATTGAATTCATTTCAACGATTAAATCTTCACACATTTCTTTGTAAAAATCTCTGTCTGTTTTTGCTTTCTCAAGTTCTTCTAATATCTGACCATATCTGTCTATGCTCATATGTATTACTTCACTTGGTTCCATAATTACCCCAACTTTCTAATACAGTAATCTTCACTATGATTTTTCATACAATTGTTCATTGCTTTACTTGTAATCTGATTTACTGTAAAAACGTAATAACACACTAGCCCTATGATTAAAGTTGCAGCTGCTACAGTAATAATTTTATTTTTTCTTTGTTCTGCTTTCTCTAATCTGTTTCTTTCTTTTTTTTCTTGAATATATCTTTCATATTCTTTCATATGATTTTGATGTATTGTTTCTTGCATTGTCATATTAAAACTCCTTCCCTAAATATTCTTCTAATTTCTTTTTTGATATGTAATAACTCCAACGTCCATTTTTATTTTGTTTTCCAAAACCGAATGGGCATCTATTTTGCTGAATACATACTCTTAAAAACTGTTGTGATGCTCCAAGTATTTCTGAAGCTTCTTTTATTGTTAAACTAAGTTTTTCATTCATTTAATCCCTCCTTTTCTTCTTTAGCTCAGGCACTTAACGAGAACTAGAATAGAAAGCGAGAATGATAAATTCCGTCTGCAAGTAAGGTATATGAAACAAAAATTTACATTAAATTCTAGCCCTCACTAAGTGTCTGAACATTTTTGTTACCTCCTGTGTTATAATAGTTAACCAAAGGAGGTGTAATTTTGAAATCTAATATTAAGGTTAAATTTAATGACCGAAAACTTAAACAAGCAATTAGCAATAATGTTGCAAATATTAGTTGTCCAAATTGTGGTGTCAAATTAGAAATGCCATTAAATCAAAGTTCCACAGTTTGTCCATTTTGTAAGCAAATAATAAATTATAATGCGACTGGTTTAGTTAATGATATTGCTAAGGCTTTCAAGGATGGCTTTAAATAATTAACCTATTTCTACTCTTATTCCTAACTCCTGTATTTCGAGTAAGAGTTTTTTTAATTCTTCTAATTTCTGAGTTACATTGTCTAAACTATCATTATCAAGTTTTACCTTTATTGTGATTTCATTGTTTTTCATCTCTTTCCTCCTATTCTTCTTTTTGATTTTGCGAGTGATTATTTCATTCATAAAACTTCGTCCAATCAAAGTTGAATACTTTTGCTATTTTTTTTGCTATTTTTGGGGATGGTCTTCGTAATCCTAATTCATAATTTGCATAAGTAACCTGTTTGATGCCTACAGCATCAGCAATTTCATTTTGTGATAAGTTTTTTGCTTTTCGATAAGCAATAAGCCATTCTCTTTTCAAAATTTCACCTCCCTATTGATTTTTATTACAAAAAGTAGTACAATTAATTTGCCCTTGAGGCTGGAAAGTTGGTGGTTTTTATTAAAAAACTAATGATCCAGCCCTGCGCTTATTACAATAATCAATTCATCGACGTAAAACGAATATAGGAATGTCTGCCTATTTAACAGGTTTTGATTATTGCAGCCATTTGCTAAAAGGGCTAATATAAATTAAATGGTTAGAAGTAAAACCATAAAGAAATGGCAGGTAAAGACCTCGCATGGTCAACGAGGGAATAACGTTACTTGGTTTATCACAACGAGGTACATAGGCTCGATAAACATGGTAGGATAAACTAAGTAATTGCTATTCTGCAACCTATAAGTAAAAAAACTTAATTATAGATGCTATCTGACCAATAGTTTCTATGATTTCCAGTTTCAGATATCAAGTGTAAATTTAGCGATGAAACTTGATATCTTTTTTTGTTGTTTTTATTACTTTTTGTAATTACATTTTAAATATATCACACCTTTTTGTAGTTGTCAACACTTTTTTTGACTAATTCATTTACTTTTAATTACTTTTTGTGTTAAAATATGCGTAAAGGAGGGATAATATGGCGATTTTAGATGAGTACAAAATGTTTGGTGACATATTTAAAGAATTAAGAATGGAGAAAAAAATGTCGCAAGATAAAATTGCTGAAGAACTCGATGTATCACAAAGTTTAATAAATAAATGGGAAAATCATATATCAACACCAGCACCTGAAATGTTGGATTATATTGCTGATTATTTTAATGTTTCTGCTGATTATTTAATAGGTAGAACTCGATATAGAAATTTAGAGATGAATAATAGTGAAATAGATAAACAATTATACAGCAAATCTAAACTATTATCAGATGATGAAAAAATGGTAATTTTAAATGTTATGAACGCAATAAACAAAGATGTGGATAAAGAATTAGATAAATAAGCACAGCAGTATCGTGCTTTAGGAGGTGTTGCTAGTGCTATATAATCTATTGAATAATGAAATTGATGAGCAAACATATCTGTTAGGATACAATGCTAAAATTATTTATAAAAAGTTACCAAAGAAAGTATATGGTTTTGTATACAGATATAGAGATATCAATCTAATTGTAATTAATTGGAATATATCAAAAGAAAAGAAAAAAATGACTATTCTACACGAATTTGCTCATATAGAATTAAGTCATTTAGATAAAAAAAGAAATCTTCTAGAATTTAGCATAGAAGACATTGAAGATGAAGCTGACAAATATATTAAATATATTCTAAATAACCTTGATTAAAACTTGCTAGTACAGGAGTTTTAATATAGATGTGAACTAGGAAGTGAGGTGTTTATATGAAAAAAATTTTTACAAGTTGTTTAATATTGTCATTATGTTTTCTTTTATCTGGTTGTGGGAATAATGCAAAAACTGAAGTAAATAATTCAAGTTCCAATACTAACAAACAAGAAACAAATACTCAAACACCAACAGTTGAAGAAAAAGAAAATATTAATTTGTCGAATATTAAATCCAAACTTGAAAATCTTGGTCTTGATATTACCGAAGAGCAAGTATATTATCAAATGGTAGGTGCTACAAATGGAACAAAATTGTATTCTGGCGAATACAGAGTAGAAATATACCAATTCGATAAAACGAGTGAAGAATACAAAAAAGCCGAATCAAGTCAAAAATTAGAACTTAGTGAAGATATGAGTTTTGATGCTGTCGTAAAAAACGGATACGCTTATATTATTGATGATGAATTTCCACAACACGATCAAGTTATCGATTTATTAAAACAGTTGAGATAGTTTTGAAATTTAAAGGAGTGTAAAGTTTCAAAACATTACTAAATATTAAAAATTAATAATTCTTATTAAAGCTTTTTTACACAAAAAAAGCCCTCGTACTGCGAATACGAGGTCAAGGTATAGAAAAAATAAGTCTCCAAACTTAAATGTTTTTCTATACTCTGATTTTAACAAATTTTAAAAGAATTGTAAAGATTGGAGGAATAAAATATAAAATATGAAATATGAAGAAAAAATTAAAATAAATAAAAAAATTAAAAACGTAAGACATATAAAATTAAAAAACGGTTTTGGAAGTATTTCTTATCTTGGCAATAATAGAACTAATCCATTTATGATACGTGCAAGTGCTACATACTCATTGAATGATAAAGAAAACATAAATTATACAGATAATAGTAATATGAGCTCTAAACGCAAAGTAATTGGGTATTGTGATGATTATTATAAAGCATTAGAAATTCTCATTGAGTACAACAAAAATCCAAATTTTATTGAAAAAGCCACATTAACTTTTGAAGATGTATTTGAAATGTGGAAAAACTATGAGAAAAGAAGAAATGAAAATTTACCTTCGGAAAAAAAGAAAAAGAAACCATTCGCTGATAATTACATATCAGTATATAATAATCAATGCCAATCACTATATAATAAGAAAATATTAGAAATATCAACTTCTGATATACAGTCATGCGTAGACAATTGTGAAAAAAGTTTTTCCACAGTAAAATATATTAAATTACTTTGTAAAAAAATTTTTAAACATGCAAAATTTTTAGGAGCACAAGTTGACCTTGATACTGTTAATTTTGTGGAAGTTGGAACACCAGAAGAATCGGATTTACATATTAATTTTACTCAAGAAGAAAAAGATATTCTGTGGAAAAATATTTATAATAAAGAAATCGACCCACTAGGTATTATAGATACTATTTTAATTATGATTTATAGCGGAATGAGACCAACAGAATTATTAGAACTCAAAACACGAAATGTACACATAAATGAAAAATATATGATAGGCGGAATTAAAACCTCAAATGGAATAGATAGAGAAATACCAATTCATGAGAAAATTATTCCACTAATAAAAAAACGTTATAATGCTAATAATGAATATCTAATTATGAAAGCACAAAATGAAACATTCAATTATAGGCATTATTTAGACGTTTTTAAGGACGTAACAAGTCGATTAGGTATAAAACACTTGCCACATGATTGTCGTGATACTACAGCAACAGAAATGTATAATAATGCAGTAAAACCATTAATTTATAAATTAATTTTAGGTCATTCTGTTGAAGATATAACTGAAAAACATTATGTTAATATTACACTTGAACAAAAATTAGAAGCTATTAATACAATTAAATAGTTTCTTTTTTTAAAAAGTGTTGCCAACGTGTTGCCAACGAGTTCAATATTAACCTATATTCAACTTAAAGTTTCATTTTTTGTCTATTTCACATTTTTATTTCAAACAATGAAAAAAGCCTTTAATTATAAGGCTTTTCTTAAATTCAAACTGGTGTCCTGTACAGAATTCGAATCTGTGACCCTTTGATTAAAAGTCAAAAAATATAGTCATTTTGCCCTTGTTTTAAGCCAATTTGTTGCCAACGTGTTGCCAACCGCATACATAATAAAGTTGACTAATTAGTTCTTTTTATTTATAAAATCCATAACTTCAACCGTATCAATTTCACAACATAATTCTCCATTGATATAACAGTTAGACTTATCTTTTTGGACTTCTAATTTTATATTGTTTACTTCTACAATGTTGTCTTTAAAAAACTCCTTCATAAATAAGTCAATTTGTTTCTTGTCTACTATTTCTATAGTACTCATAATATCCCCCTCTCTTGAGGATATATAGTAACATAAATTATAGTAACAGAAACATTTTTCGTTCGACAAAATTCGACAAAAAAAGAGGCTAGTCAATGACTAACCTACTCTTCATCATCCTGTATGACATATTTGTTATATACAGCTCTATTTCTTTTTGCTTCATATTTATCATTTGGAATAATAAAAAATGTCTTTATTTTTAATTCTTTAGAATTGTCTGCTTTTACACGAATTGTAATATTGTCCTTTAATTTTTTATAATATTCTAATGAATTATTATTACTATTAAATAAACCAAAATCACACTCATCAATGATGTATCCTAAATTTTTCATGACAAAAGAAAACACTTTCGGATCCTTAAAATCTTTATAATGCCTTTTATAACAATGTTTCCTATCATTATCATAAAATACGATAGGTTTGCCAACTAAATCCAGTCTCTTACAGTCTTGTGCGATTTTTTCTGAGACTTTACTAATAGTTTCTTTATTCATTTAAATCACCCATAAAAAAATGCCCATATCACGAGGATATGGGACTTGAGACACTAGGTCCATGCACCACTTGGACATCTCATCGGATTAAAAATCCTACACTTAAGAATTTGGAAACCAAACTCCGCGATAGTTAGTGTCTTTCTACCTCTAGAGTCTCTAACAGAATAATAACAGAGCAAGAAAGTAAAAATTGTTTTTTATTGTCTGTTATATATTAAATTTATCACAAATAAGTTTAAAATTCAACTCCATTCGAGATAAGTGTTAATTATTATACACTTTTTTTACACTTTGTCAATCATTTTAGCAATTCTTTAATAGTATTCTTTCCTACCCATCCATCAACTTTGAGACCATGATCACCTTGAAATTGTTTTACTTTCAAATTGGTAAGAGGTCCGAAAGATGAATCTACGTCTAAACTGTACCCTTTATCTCTTAAACGTTGCTGAACAAATCTAACATATTCATTTTTCATAGTTGGCATTCTGTAATGTAATTGATATTTATTTGCTTTAGATTGTGAATCTGGCCCAAACCAACCATCGACTGCCAATCCACAGCCATACACTCTGTTCATTACTTTTTGCCATTCTAGGACGTTGTTATTGTGTAAGATATTTGATGTACTTCCAGATGATGAATTATTTAATTTAACACTAATTTTATTTAAAAATCTTTGCCATCCTAAATCAAGTGTTCTGTGAGGGCAATATTTATTAGTATAGTCTTGATGTTTAGTAACTTTATCAATTCCCCAGCCATAACGTTTAAGAATATCTACAATAAGTTCTACTGCATTGTCTTCGGCTTTATTAAATCTTTCTCCACCAGATAAAGAATAGCATATTTCTATAGCAATACCTTCTCTGTTTCCTTTTCCATTTCGTCCATCAGAAGCATGCCAACCATTTCTGTTTTCTGGTATACCTTGAACAACTTCATTATCATCTACTGCATAATGAAAAGATGTCTGATTATTATTTCTTATCATGTACGCTATTTCATTATATGCTGTAGCGTCATTGGCTGTATTATGTACTACTATTCTAGTTGGCTTCATTTCATAAGGGCACTTAATACTATATTTACTTTGTGGAACTAATAATTGTCTAATCTTCATCATTATCACTTCCCTTTTCATATTCTTCATTTTTCACATCAGATAAATCTAATGTTTCTAATTCTTCTAAGTTAGCTTCCATTATTTATCCCTCATTTCTTTTAAATTACTAAATATATCGTATATTCCTCCAGCAGTAAGTCCACTTAAAGCAATGGATACTTTAAAATCTTTCGTAATAATATATTCTATAATAGCAATTACGACACCTACACAGATGTTTTGTATAGGTATCATATTTCTACTTATAAATTTATATTTTTTTGCTAATGTTCCCAAAACCCATGCAACTATAAAAGTTACTAAACTAATTAATGTTGAAATTTCCATAAACTACCTTCTTTCTTGTAAGATAGCATTTGCTATCATTAATTGATTACTATTTTCTTTTACTTCACTTTTTAATTCTTCTAATCTCTTCTCTAATTTATGAGAGTTATCTGTGTAATTTTTGATTGTAGATGAATTTAATTTTATTACTTCTGAATTATTATTTATTACTTGTGAATTGTTTTCTATTACTGACTTAAAAGAATCAAGCATATAGTCCTTTTCTTGTGCTCTTTTTAACTTTAAATCTAGAAATTTAGGAATATATTTAAAACCAATAACAATAATTACAGCCATAATGCAACCATAAACTCCTATATCTTGAATGACTTTAATTATTTCCTCCATACTACACCTCCAAACTTTCATAATTTTTAATCGCACTCGCACCAATTACGAAAGGCAAGTCGGCGTTAGTTTGTGAGATGTTTGTTTGACCTTCGTATGATACGGCGTTGTAGTAGATTTCGTCTAGTTGTTCTTGTAAGGTGTCGTCTAATAAGGTGTAAGTTGGGGTTGCTAAAACATAATATACTTCTGTATTATGTGTTGATAGCCAATTCTTAAAATTACTTATGTCTGTAAAATTAGTATTTTTAATATATATTCTATCTTTAGTTCCCATTCTGAAAGAAAATTCACCATTTTTTAAAATATTATATGCTGTTTGATTATTATTAATGTTTGTATTAATAATATTTTTATAATAATTTGAAAAAGCATTTTGTAACAAATATTTACCATTAAATAAATCCATATTATAAAATAATGATACATTGTAAGAGGACATATTCCACGTTTCACTACCATCCAAAACAACTTTACCAATAGCATTATACTTATACCAATTACCATTTTCTTTATAAATATAGTCTTGATAATCTCCTATTTTACATAGTTCAATAGTTCCTAAAGAAACACGATAGGTTTGTTCTTCACTGCTTAATTTTACTTGAAATGTTTCAATAATATAAGGCATTTTATCAGCATTGCCTTGAAAAACTAAATATGTTGCTCCATCTCCTGTTGTAATTGTTCCAGTTGTTTCGGTTGTGCCTCGTACACCAGCATACAATGTTATATTTCCTGTTGCAGGTATTATTGCTTCTTTTATATATCCATATCTAAATATAGTTGTATTTTCTGTAGAATGTGAAATTGTATATGTTTTGTTAGGCAAACAAGGAATTGCAATCGAATAGCTATCTTCTGCTGGTGAAAATGTTGTTATGCTTGGAATATATCTGTATATTCTTGTTCCCATTGTTTTTTTATCAAACAAATTTTCACCTGTAATTTTTACATCATTATCCCCAGTAACAACGTGGATTTGTTGTGGATAGTCTGAGTTTGGTGATGAAGTTCCACCACTAAATTTTTCAAATTCTGGAATTGTTGAACTTGTATAAGTTCCTTTAACTAAATATGGGAGTATCGTTATAGGGTTTGAAAATGAAGTACCTGTTTGAACATACAATCTTATATATCCTGTATTTACATTTGATAAATCTTTATTTATTGTTGTGTTATTTGCAAAAAAATCTCCACTTGAGCTATCGAAACTTCCTTGAATAATTACTCCATTTGCTCCACTTTCTCTAACTGTTATATTTGTTTTCAAATAATCAGGAATTGTTGAACCTGTTGCTATTAAATAAAAGCTTGCGTTTCCTGTTGCTGTTCCACTAATTGTAATACTTCCATCTCCATTATCAGTAAATGTTATACCATTTATTGTTTTAGTCGTATTGCCATATGGGTATTTAAGCACATTTATTCCTGTTGTAGTTGTTTGACT